CTCTAATTCTGGCCAGTTGTTTTGCTCAAGGAAATTATTGACCACGGTTTGAACTGCCGTAACAAGGTTTTCATCTGCTCCACCCCGCTCTTTGGGTTGGATTAAATAGTTAAAACCGCACCCAACCACATAAGAGCAAAGACCGTTCAAAAGACCTTGAGCATTGGGGCTGGTGGTGACAATAAAACGAGCAGAAGCCCGAATCATGCTAAGTTGGACTTCCGATACCCAAAACGGGAAATTGCTGCCATACCGGCGATCTGTAGGCTGTGTAATAGGGTAAGTGCCCGAAAAGCCATCCCGATAGCGATCCAAAAGGTCACCATAAGAAGTCAGCCAAAAATCCTGACCCATGTTATAAGATTCAGTAATCCGCTTAGATCGTTCCAGCTTTTTAAGACGGAGTTCTTCTTCCATTAAAATTCGTTTGTTGCGAACTTCCTCCACTTTGCTTGGTGCTTGTTTGAACCAGTTTAAAAAGCTGCTCATGTCGTTATCCTCCGTGCCGTCTTTGTTTTGCGTCCGTTCCAAAGTTCAATCATAACCCGCAAAGCCATTTCAAGCGAATCGGGACCGTCATCATGATCGCTGGTCGGGAAGTCTCGCAACTGATCGACCAACAATTTTGTGCCGGTGGAATTGGCTTTAAAACGAATGTTTTTTTGTGCCAAATAAGGACCAAGCCTGCGAATCCGAATTTGTTTATTTACGGTGTTAATAATCTTCACGATAGGCAGTGCATACCCGGCTACTTTTGCTTTTTCTTGCAATTGGACAGCTAACAATTCTTGGAACTGGTTGGTTTCAATTCCGATTGCATCTGCTTGGAATAACCCCTGTGCCTCTAAAACTGCACCCACTATAGATTCGGAATTTCGTCTAGCTAAATCAGCTTCCACATAGAGTGTGCCATCCGTATCCCTTCCAAGTTGCACGATAGCCGAATAGTCTCCGTGTTTGCCTTCCCTTCCTTTGCTAGGATCAACGCCTATGGTTTTGATGGCCAATGTTTTTGGCCAATCATCAAACCAAATATCTTTTGGGAAATATTCATCCGGCCATTCTGTTCCGCCGCCGCTTCGTGGAGACTGCTGATAAAGAGCAGACCATTGGTATTCCCCAATAGAAGCCTTCATGCGTAACAAGCTGTCGAGGTCAAATTTTTCCGGCCAAAGAGATTCCCCAGCAAGGCGTGGATCACAGGGGTCTTTGTTGTTTTCGTTGCAAATAGCAGGCAACCGAATGACCTTCCATTGATCAGCTTTAGGATCGGAATCCGCAAGCTCAATTAATTTCCCGGCTAAGTCTTCGGAATGCCATCGGGTCATAACGATCAGAATTCGAGCATCTGCCTCCTGACGGGTAGAAAAGGTCGAGGTATACCAATCCCAAGTAACCTGACGATAGGTGGCACTATCGGCTTCTTCTCGGTTCTTTACTGGGTCATCCACAATAAGCCATTGCCCTCCCATGCCGGTGATACCACCGCCCACGCCAGCAGAACGGTATACCCCTCGATGGCCGACCACCTCGAACAAATCACTATTTCTCAACCAAGAACCAGCTACAGTTCTGGAATTGGAATCATTCAAACGAGTGCTGGGGAACACTCTTTTGTATCTTTCGCTTTCTATGATGCGTTGCACATCTCGATTGTTACGGCTGGCGAGATCGGCGGAATACGAAGAAGCAATTATAGATAGGTCTGGATTGATGCCCAACAAATAGGCTGGCAACCTCCTTGAAATCAACTCGCTTTTTCCATGGCGTGGCGGCAGAGATATGATAAGCCTGCGAAGATTCCCATGAATCATTTCTAACAGGGTATCGCTAATGAGATGGTGATACCATCCCGCCATGTAATCTGGCATCGTGTATTGCGTGAAAGCTATAAGGTTCTGCCTTGCTTTTCTTCTCTGCAGAAGCTCACTAGCTGCCTGTTGCGGTTTCACCAAGTGCAATTGCTGCAAGCTGCTCATCGGTTAACTCCGCAGGATTAACGGTAACTTGAACTCGGCTTTCTTGCTGAACTTCCTGACGCTCTACATAACCACGGCTTTTGCCTTGAGTTTTCAAAGTAAAACAAACAGCCCAGCCCTCTCCATTCGTGACAGCCCGGTGCAATGCACTTTCAGCGTTATCGACCATGCTTTCCCTTGCATCGGTCACTATCTGCTGCAACTTGGCGTTTTTGATGATGCGGAGGTAAATCGTGGAACGGTCGATGCCAAGGTTGCGAGCAGCGAGGGAGATGTTGCCCAAGGATGCTTTTAACGCTTGGGAAAGCGTTTTATCGGTTATGTGCGATCTTCTTGCCATGTTTTTTTAGGTGTCGAGTTTCGCTGCATCATCAGTTCACTTTAGCAAAAACTATTTTCTAACAAAAATTAGTTCCAGAAATAAAAGATGGCATCTTGCCAACCCATCCATTGATCTAGGTCAAAAACACATTTGGGCACAGAATGATGTTTGAATTTCTTCATCAACGGTTCAATCCGTTTTCTGGCGGGAATGCAGTTTTTATCAAACCGAAAATGATATTCCAGCACTACCGAGGACACGCCTTCAAGAAGAATGCCTTTGTCCAAAAGGTCAAATTCTCCTCCTTCGATGTCAATCTTGATCCCGTTTGGTTTGTATTTAGCAACCAAATCGTTGAGGCAGATATTAGGAACACCCCTAGTTAATGAACCATGGAAAGCGGAAGACCTTGCCGGGGTCTTTTCGTTAAATCCTATTTTGGTTTTTCCTTCGCCAACACTTTTGACAAATCCGGTAAACACTTGAGATTTGCAACCGTTTAGTTGGAAGTTGTGCCGGGCTATTTGTGTATTTTCTTCGCAAGCTTCAAACCCGTACACCATGGCACCTTTTTTCTTTTCAGCCCAAACGCCAAAGACACCAATGTTGGCTCCGCAATCCAGCCACACTTCTCCTTCTTTGATGGAAAAACCTAACCTTGGCTTTTCGTAATTTTTTTTGGTGAATATTTCTTTGCATACAGCAATATCAGCATCGCTACGAACTAAAAACTTAGTTTCCTGAAGGTTGATTATTTTCATTGGTTTTCCTTTTTTGGGTTTCCATCTGAGTTCTTTTGATTCGCATTCGTGCGATTTCTTCGTTGATCTCCAGACATTGCCACATTCCTTTTAGGCTGTAGAAGACTACCGAAAACCTTCTGCCGGTGGAGCTTTCTTTCGTAATGGGAGTTACCCCATGCAAAAGCCCTTGGCCGTCAAACAGCAAAATAGATTTGTCTGAACAATCAAAAGTCATGTCAATTTCCGGGCAAGCAAGGTGACCACCAGAAACCTGCTTTTTAAGCACGATCATGCCAGACCAGACGCCCACATAATTCCCAGTGTCAAAATGGTATCGCAACGGGTTGCAATCGTTGGCAATCCCGCTCGTAAATACGGTCTGGTTCATCCTCCAGTTGTCTTGCAGCTTTTCTTTGCTCATCGCTAAATGTTTTTCATGCAAAGTTGGATTGACTTTTTTGTAGTATTCTTCCACCAGCGAAGAAGCTCCGCAAATAACCGCATGATTTTTTGGGTCTTCCAAGGCCAAAGTAGTGGAACGACAAGTATGGTTTCTTAAAGGATTGCGTGGAGCAAAGCCAAAGATTCGGCTGGTCGTCACCATCCCGCTGGTGCGTGTGCTTTTGTTGTAATCAATTTGCATCAGCGATTTTCGCAACGCTTCCAACCTTGGATCATCAAGCCCGGTAAGATAAACGATTGCCAGTTTGCCATCGACATGGATGGAACAACTATCGTTTATAAACTGGGTGCAATCTTCGATTTTGGCGGAACGATTTTTGAACAAAGAAAGGTCAAGATTCTTCCTCTTGACGGAGATTAACTTGGTATCCATTTGTATGCAGCAAGTGCAACACCACATCGGTGTTGGTGCTTAATCCCTCCTTGTCGCAAATATCAGCAAACGCCTCGATGACTTTGTCGTATTGTTCCAGATCAAAAACTAACATGATTTGACGGACAGAGGATTCAAGATATTCTTCTTCGCTTTTTTGCTCTCGATCTATTTCTGTTTCAATGACTTGTTTTCCCAAATCCTCATTTTTAAAAATAGTTCCAGCCTGCTCGGCCAAGCTGGTCAGCATATCAGCTAACGCTTGGTTTCCGGTCTGCACATCTCGCAGCAAGCTATCTAAAGCCTGCCCGTCTGATTCTGCCATAGCGGCTAGCGGGTCAT